TAGTATTTAAATCAGTAGGAGACCAGTGCATACCTGCAGCAATACAATGTAGTCCACCATTTTCATTAAAATGGTAATTATAATCTCTTTGATTAGCAGCGGATAATATTCCTTCTATATAACTTGGTTTTAAAGTAATTAATTTTTCTTCCCAATTTTTATTAAAATTATTTTTCCAATAAGGTGTATCCTCTCTGTGAGATAAAGCATAATGAAGTGCTACAAATTCAGCAAATGTCCTAAAAAGTTTTTTACATTGAAAAGTAAAATTATCTTTGTCCCACTGTGATACTTTTTCTCTTTGAAGATTTCTAATTAAAATCATTAAAAATTCATGAACAGAAAATAATCCATTACTTTCAAGAGGTTCAATAAACCCAGCAGATAAACCAATTGCACAAACATTTTTAACCCATAATCTATTATGAATACCTACTCTCATTTTAATATTTTTAAATTCTAAATGGTCGCAAGGCACTAATTTATAAGGTTCTATTTTCATTAAATATTCTTTAAATTGAATTAAAGCTTCTTCATCACTTATAAATTTATCTGAATAGACATACCCAGATCCTATCCTGCTCCATAAAGGTATATTCCATACCCATCCATTTTGAATAGCAGTACAGTTTGTATAACCAACTAGTTCTTTTTCTTTTTCTATGTAAGGTATTCGTGTGGCCCATGCTGAATTATTAGGGAGCATGTCCGCATATGATTCAAAAGGTTCCTTCAATGTTTGGGCTAATAAAATTGATTTAAAACCAGTACAATCAATAAATAAATCTGCATTATATTTATTATTTAACGATTTTATTCCTTCTTCATTTTGTTCAATAGATATAATATCTTCTTTTATGTGAATTACTCCTTTTGGTATTGCATAATTATCACGTAACCATAATGCAAATTTAGTTGCATCAAAGTGATAAGCTGTATCTCTTTTAAAATTGAAAGGAATTTCGTTTTTTTCATTGTAAAAACATTTGTTTTGATTTATTAAAGCCATTTGAGAATAATGACAGTCTGCATAATCACTATTAGGTGTTTTATTATAAATAAATTTTTTAAACCACCAATCATTTAATTTTGCAATATTTCCTGTTAAATATGGTGTGCCAAAAGGATAGTGAAATGATTCTCCTTTTTTATAAAAATCGGTAAATTTTATACTTAGTTTATAACTTCCATCTGTTTTTGAAATAAAATCTTTATCGTTTATACCAAGATAATTAGTCCATAATTTTATACCACCTATAGTGCTTTCACCAACTCCAATCGTTGAAATGTTAGGAGATTCAATTAAAATTATTTCTTTTTTTGGAAAAGTTTTTATTAAAGTAGAAGCAGTCATCCATCCAGCTGATCCACCTCCAACAATAATAATTTTTTTCATTTAAAAGGATACCCAATGTTCCATATAACTAAAGAGTATCTTGTTCCTTTAGTGACTGGAGTTACTCTATGCCAAATAAAACTTGGAAATACACAAATAGATCCTTTTGGTAATATTTCATTACAATCTCTAATTACAGGTTTTCCTGACGAATTATTTCTAAAATCAAATTGAAGTTTTCCACCGGAATAATCTTCAGGATCAGATAAAGATACTGTTACAGAAAGTTTTCTTATTTTATTATGAACATGTAAATTATCAGGTTGATTATAAGGGCCTGCCCAACTATCACAGTGCCAATCATAAAATTGATTTTTTTTATAAATAGTAAATTGACATGCTTCTGACCTATCCCATTCAAAATTCCAACCAGAATTTTTATTGGCAGTATGTATATATGGATGAATTTCATTATAAATCCATTGATCACTTAACCAAACGACATTTGAATTTCTAATGTTTTTTAATTCTTTTTTATCTTTATTTGTTAATTTTTTATCTTTATTTTTTTTAGCAAGATCACCTACTAAACCTAATTCTTTTTTTTGTTGTTTAGCGTGTTGTATTACATCATCGCAAAATTTTGATGATAATGTTTTTGTAAAAAACCAATAATAATTACTTAAATTCATTTCTAATGATTAGAAATATCAAATTTTAATGTATTAGTAAAGAGAATTTATTCCCAAGATAATGTTGTTGAATTCCAAGAAACTGGATTATTATTTTCATCAGTTCCGGTCCATTTTAAGTTAGTATCATCCCATTTGATTTTATAAGGCTGATATTCAATTGGATCTTCATTTATAACCTTATTTGTGCGTGTGATAGTAGGAAAAGCAACAGGAGCCTTCCAATTGTCATTTTCATCTAAAACCCAAGATGGATATGGTTGTGGACGTATAAATTTATTTTTTTGAGAATCATAATAGTATCCAATTCCAGCAAATTGTTTTCTAAAATTATTATTATAAGAAGTTTGAACCCATTTTACTCCACTACTTGAATAACCTGCAATTTTTCCAAATTGTTCTGCCGCTTGTTCAGATTGTTCTCCACCATTATTTGCAATTTCTTGATTACAAGCAACTAATACTCGTAAAACAATACCATTAGAATCTATTTCAGCAAAATGAGCCATTAATCTTTACCTACAGTCAAAGTTCCAGTAACAGTGAAAGTTGCTAGTTTATAAGTTGGTGTAGTTGAAACCGTGTTTGTTCCTGGAGAAACAGAAAATTTATCTGTAGGGTTTGCTCTTAAATAAATAATACCACCACTTCCAGCTCCACCTGTACTTGGTTCTACTCCTCCTGCACCACCTCCACTTCCATGTCCAGTTGCGGCATTTCCAGGAGCACTACTTCCTCCATTTCCTCCACCACCAGTTCCTCCATTTCCTGCAGGTGAGCCCATAAATCCACCACCTCCTCCTCCTCCAGAGTAAGTTACTGGTGAACCAGATATTGAATTTTCAGAACCATTAGCTCCATTTTTTGTAGTTGCGGCCGCAGAGGCACCTCCTCCTCCTCCACCTGTGAAAGCAGTTGGGCCATCAAGATCTCCAGCTCCAGGATTTCCTTGTGGCGGACTTGTTGGTGGGTCATTTCCTGTTCCACCTGGATCATAAAAATTTCCTCCACCTGAACCACCAGGTCCTGAAGTGCCACTCGATGCTTTACCAAAACCTCCACCTGTAGAAGTTATTGGACCAAAAGTGCTATCTTGACCTTTTCCTCCACTACCATAAAAACTTGTTCCACCAGTACCTCCTCCACCGACTGTTATTGTATAAATATTTGCAGCTAATTCTATTTTTGTTCCACCTGGAAAAGAAGTTCTATATCCTCCAGCCCCACCTCCGCTTCCATGAATTCCACCTGATCCTCCACCACCACCTGCTACTACTAAATAATCAAATGATACAGGAGCAGCTCCACCTGCTGTAAATCCAAATCCTTTTGCTGATCCAGCTCCACGTGTTGAGTTTAAAGGCATTCTTTCTACTCCTTATTTAAATTGCGTTAATGCTGCTAATACTGTGTATGTTGATGCTGCTGTTTTAAGAGCTGTGTATGTGTAGACATCATTAGATGAAGCGTTTCCAGCTGTTGGAGCCGATCCACCTTGATAAACTACTGTAACGTTTGTAGTTGTGCCATCAACTTGTACTACGTTATTATAAAATGTTGTGTTGCCTTGTTTTGTAATTAATGCAACTGTTGCTGATTCACCTGTAGCTAGAGCCGCGTTTAATGCAGTTGAAGAATTTCCTCTTAAATTAACTGTAAAGTTTGCACCTAAATCAACGTTTTGAAAATAAACAGCTTGAGTAAGTACATCATATGTAAATGTAGTTAAAAATGTAGTTGATATAGTTGCAGCTTCAAACACACCGAATATTTTAGTTTCACCATTTGCTGTAATTCTTCCAAGATCACCTTTTGGTGTTAATGTAATTCCAACATTTGTATCTCCACCCGTTGCAGAAATAGCTGGATTGTTTCCAGTTGCTGCGTTGGTAACTGAAATTTCGTTTACTGCTGATGCTGTAGTTGCAAATTTAATTTGCTCATTACCATTTTCATCACCAATAAAATTGCCACTATCTATTAAAATATTTTTAGCGTTAGTATCTAAATTTGCAGATAATTGTGGAGCTGCATCATTAGATAATTTTCCAATGTTAGAATCTACAACATCAGTTCCATTTAAATATAAAAGTTTTGTTCCTTTATCTGTTGTAGAGAAAGTAACACCTGTTTGACCAGCAACTTTTACTGTTACAGTAAAAGCACCTGATGTACTATTTTTAATTACATAAACTTTTTCATCTGGTCCTGTTGCATCTGAAGGAATAGTAACATCTACGTTTCCTGTAATAGTTCCTGAAAGGTCTAATACTGCATTTTTGCCATTTGAAAGAGCACCATTAGTATATGTTAATGTAACTCCTGTTGTTGCATTTAATGCAACCGATTCATAACCAGCAATTGCTTGCTGAAGAATAACTAAATTTGTATTTGTAATATCACCCCATGTACCGGCGTTTTCGCCTGTAACTTGAATTTCTAGTTTAAGGTCTGTAGAATAACTTGATGCCATAATTTTAATTCCTTATGTTATATATTATTTAATTTATGCGGCTGTGTCAATCTCTGTCCAAGTTGCATCAGTTCCGGTGTTTATTTCAGTCCAGATTTGATTATTTATACTATTTAACGCTATAGTCAATCCAATTCCTGTAGGTATTATTATAGAAGTACCTCCAGCAAACACGGTTCCTACAGAAGAAATCAATCCTATTCCAGTAACACTTGCAATGGTATTTGCATCACCAATTGCTGTTCCTTGAGCTATATTTAATTGTTCTCCTGTAACTAAAGTATTTGCATCTCCCGCAATAACTGTTCCAACTGCTAAAGCAACAGTCATTCCAATACCAACAACTGTAGCATCTGGACTTGGATCTACTATACCTTCAGAAACATTTAATTGTTGACCTATTACATCTACATTTGCATTAGCTATTGGAGTTACACTATTTAATGTTAAATTTAATTGTTGACCTGTAACAGATACAGTTTCCCATATTCCAGAATCACCCCAAACTTCTTCACCCCAATAAAATCTACCCCAACCTTGTCGGTTGTATGCTAAAAGTGTTCCTGTAGATAAATTTAATTGTTGACCTGTTATGATTGCATCTGGTGATGCATCAACATTACCAACTGAAGTTCCTAATAATAAATTATTATTTGTTAAAAATACATCAACAGTAATAACTTCTGTTACAGAATTTAAAGATGTATTTAATTGTAAACCGTTAACACTTATTAATGAATTAGGTGTAGCTGTTACTGAATTTTGAGAAATTCCTAAAGTATTTGTTCCACCAAATGCATTTTGTCCCCAAGACAAAGCACCCCAAGTATCATTACATGGACTTGTTACTTGAACAGTAGAATTTAATATTCCACTCCATGCGAGAGCACCCCATGTACTATTATTCCAACCGTTAGCCATAATAGGTTACTCCTATTATGCGTTGCCGATTCTTAGAATAGCTGCTGATGATGTGTCTGCTGGAAACTGAATTGTGAAAGTTCCAGATGTTGCAGTTTTATCTCCACCAAAACTTAATATTGCAACTGCTGCATTTGTTGCAGGTGCTGATGTATTATAAATTAAAGCTCCTGCTGCAGTTAAAGTAACTCCAGTAAAAGATATATCTGCAAAGTCTATAAATGCAACACCACTTGAAACAACTGGTGATACATTTGTTAAAACTCCACCACCTGTTACATACTGACCAGTATTTGCAACTTCATTTGTTGAAGTGTAAATAGTTGTTGAAGAATCTAAAGTTGCTGCAGAACTATATAGAGCAAGTTTAAAAACATTTCCTGTTGCAGCTGTAAAATTGTGCTGACCTTGTAGAAGTTGTCCTTTGAAAGAATTTGCTACTGCTTGTGTTATTGCCATAATATTTTCCTATCCTTGTTTTTGAATCTGAGGTGAACCTTCTTGATATTCATCTCGTCTTCTTCTTCCCATTTGTTCAATAGAGAATCCTTGTAACACACTTTGATACTTTTGTTCATAAAATTGTATCATGTCTGCCGGACCCTTTAAAAACCCGTATGCCTCAACAAGGCACGCATACAATAAACCAGTGGGAAACTGATTACTTAAATATGTTGTCGTATTACTAACAGATAATCCTGCTGGCTTCAAGATATAATTTAATTGCATCGTGTATGTCAAGTCTGGAATTGGGGCTAATACTATTGTTTGCTCATCCCAATAACTAAAATATTTAGGTAATCCTTGTGCATTAGTGCTGTTATATTCATTAATAAATCCAGTATCTCTATATTCTATTACAGCATTTGGCCCTGTATATGCACCACCTGGTATAATTTGAGCTTCTCTTATAATCAAAGTTTGATCTGTTAAAAGAGGTGTACTTACATAAGGTTGAGCTGCAATAACAGCAGCTGTTGCATATTTTCTATTATTATCAGAATCTACTTCTCTTAAAATTCTAAATTCAGCATCTAATATAAATCCATTAACAATAGTAGATGTAAATACATTTGCATCCACCTCCGTATAATCTCTAATTTTTTGTACTAATTCTGCGTATGTCATATTAAGCTTTTAATGTTACTGGGCCTGCAGAACATTGTGCCCCGCCGCCAGATACATTTCCTGTTGTTGCTGTATCTGTACTCTGGAAAAAGAAATAATTCAATGGATCTCCAACAATACCAAATGAATCAATTTTTCCAACTGTAATTGTAAAACCATTTGCATTTGAAATATCTGTAACATTATCAAATGAAGGTACTAATTTAAATGAAGTCTCGCGCGCGGGCGTGCCCGGGATCACTACTTCTGGTGGTCCTCTAAATCTAACAATATTACCCGTTGCTCGTCCGTGGTCTTCTGAATAAACATTAATATAAGTAGAACCTGCATACTTAATTGTAGTAAAAGGATCTGGAGTCAATTCAATAATAACGGGTGGTTCTGTTCTATCAGGATGTGCATATTGTAAACCTTGTGGATCCGCTGTTGTTGGAGTTGGATCTAATTGAGGTTGTTTTGCTTCATATTCAGTAATATGTACCCATGAACCATTCCATTCTTGTACCATTTCTTGATACGGAAATCTTTGACCAGAACGGTCAGAGATCATGTAAGCATATTTTCCTCTAGATAAATTTGCCATTATGCGCTCGGATAGTAAAGTTTAGGTGTTATGAATGAACTTGATGAAGAGCCATCTTGTTCTAGTGCTCTTTTTAATTCATCTTCATATAATAATTTCATCTCTTGTACTCTTTGTGGTGCAAATTTTTGTGTTAAATAATAAGTCAGTCCCGCGCACATGCATGGAACAAATCTATATGGAACGTTTGTAATATTAGTATAAGCTCCAACGTCTTGAATTCTTTTTTCATAATAATAATTTACAACATTATTAACTTCATCTGATCCAGGAGTTAAAAATAAAGTAATCGTAATTCTATCTATAAATCTTTCTACAAAATATTGTGTAGGTGTACCTGTTGAAAATTTAGAAGATAAACCACTGTAAGCGGATCTATCTATTTTTGTAAGTGGAAAATCAACTACTGGAGTTTGCTCCGTATTTCTATAAACTGCTTCTAAAATATCTCCTGTTCCATAAACAATTGAATTATAATTGTATACTGCAGTATTATCAGCGTGAATTGCAGCTGTAGTACCATTAGCACCTCTAACACATCCTGTTATTGAATTAGAATCAGTATTAGTTCCTGTATAAGTTATTTGCTCACTTCCTATTAATAAAGTTCCTGATGTTGGAAATTGAAAAACTGAATCTAATACAATGGTTGTAACGACAGCATCAATTCCACCATTTAAAAAACTAAATACACCATCTGATGTTCCATCTGTTGGTGATCTGTAAAGAGTATAAACAGCTTGACCATTAACCATGGAAATTGAATTATTTGCAACTTCCCAATAATGCAGACCCCTGTTGCCCCACTCTTGAAACATAATGTTCAACGAGCGACGAGCTGCTTTCATTTGGTTACCAGTATTATTGATAAGACCAATTCTCTCGTAAGACTCTTCTATTATTTCATCAATAGTAAAAGTTTTTTCAAAAACTGTAGTGCCTGAAGTGGTAGCCATACTTGACTCCTACTTTTCTATAAATAACGTAACAGTTAATCCGCTTGAATTTGAAGCAACTCCAACACCATCAATTATTCCTGTTCCATTTCGTCCAGCATATAAAACGCCGTCTTCTGGTAGGTTTAAAGTTTCAGTTCCACCTGCTCCAACTTGAATTGGAATATAAACTTGTGTGTTAGTTGAAGTGCTAACAGTTGACGCATTTGCTAAACCATTAATAATACAACTTCCTGAAGTTGCTCCAGCTTGTATCATATAACCTCTTAATCTTGTAGGTCCTGTAAACAATACTGCAGTACTAATATTACTTGCTAGTACAACTGGTTTTACATCTGACTTCATATTTTTCTCCTTATATTAAGGAGCTCTTTCGAGCCCCTTAAAAATTAATTTATTACGCTACTTGTGAATATTCAATTACCCATCTAAATGAACCACGAGCACTTGGTGTAGTTGTATTAGTGATATTTAAATATATGTCTCTAGCTGCAGAAGCATACAACGGACTTGCCGCTGGTGCTGCATCGCTAGCAGTAGTATTTAACAAAGTTGTATTGTAGAAAGCTCCAGCGGGAACAGATGTTCCTCCATCTAGAATTTCATCAGTAGCAGAAGCTACGATTTGAGCTCCTGAAGATGAAGTTCCTACTTCAATACCAATATCTCCTGTTGCAACAGTTGCTGTTGTAACACAAAGTATTGATATACTTTTAATAACTGTATTTGCTGGTTGAGCAAATGTAGCAACACTGTCTCCAGTAGTTGCGCTTAAAGTTCCTGTAACAATACCTTGCAATACGATTGCAGGTGAAGTTACTACAGTGCCGGCAGAATTTATTACAAAGTTATTTGTATATTCACCAGTTGTTGAGTTTTGTACTGAATTCAGAAAACCGTTTAACGATCTTACTGGACCAGTAAATGTTGTTAGTGCCATAAGTTTATTCTCCTAGTTTTTCCAATCTAGTCTCTAGGCCGTCGACTATACGCGTCTAGATCAGAGTTAATTTATGTATAGTTATTGAAATATATATGAATTTATTAAACAGCGCAAGGGATACCTGCATCGAAAATCTACTTTTCGGATATAAATAGCTAGTTTTAGCTAGCTACAGAAAACTCAGGAGCAGCCATTTCTACTTTAATTTGTCTGTGTGCTATTTCAGCTTCAGACATTTTAATCTGGTTAATGATTTCACGAATTTTTTCGTCAATCCTAACCATATCAAGAGTATATAATCCCTCTTGAATGTAGTGTTGCTCCCAATCAAGTTCTAATGCTCTCTTCTTTGTGTAAAGAGCTTGAACTGATATCATCTACAACCTCCTCATAGGTTATCCAGCACTTATCCTTAGCGAAGGATCTCATGCTGTCTTTTAGTAATATACCTTTTTTTCCTATTTTGTCAAGGATAGCTAGTTCTATACTTTCTGCACTATCTTCTGCTTCAATGTTAAAATTAGCCATGTGACCGTAAGCTCTAATTTTTACTTGAAACAATTTTGTCATAATTCATTCTTTCTATCAGATTAATGGGGTGAGATATACCCACCCCATTAAATAAAAAATGCTTAAATATTAAGCAGATCCTTGAGATCCGAAGATACCTCTAGGGTCAGACCAGCCGAAGCTGTATCTTTCTCTAGCTTTGTATCTAACGTTACCAGTATCAAAATCACCTTCCATAGCAGTTTTGATAGGT